GGAATGGATCAGGCGCTTTGGAAGGCCGTCTTTATGGACGCTTGGGGGGCTGAGGTTCGCTTCCTCCCCAAGCTGGAAGGCGACGGCATGTTTCCGGTTGGCCACCGATCCTCGCACCTGACCGTGGGTGAAATGCGGGATCTGATCACCTTCATTCTGGCCTGGTGCGCGACCGCCGGGCTGAACATCGAACACTTCGACGAGGCCGCGTGATGAGCATCAAGCCATATCTGGAACTGATCGACGCCAAGCGGATCGCTTTCATTCCGCGTGGCATTGCTGACCTGCCTGCCCTTTCGCCCGCGCTGAAAGACCACCAGCGGCACGCGGTGGAGTTCGCCTTGCGCGCCGGCTGCGCCGCCCTTTTTCTCGATACTGGACTAGGGAAAACCCTTTGCGCCCTGGAATGGGGCCGCGTTGTGGTGGAGCATACCGGGCGCCCCGTCCTGATGCTCGCCCCGCTGGCCGTCGCTGCTCAACATGAGCGCGAGGCGGTCAAATTCGGCATCGACGCGAAGTCCATCCGCGAGCCCGATCAGATCGACGGCGCCCGCATCTACATCACGAACTATGACCGAATGTCCAAGTTTGACCCGGACCAGTTCTCGGGCGTCATTCTGGACGAAAGCAGCATCATCAAGAGCTTCTCTGGCCAGACCACCAGGGCGCTTATCGCTGCGTTCAAAAACACCCCGTTCCGGCTCTGCTGCACCGCTACGCCGGCTCCGAACGACCACGCCGAACTAGGCCAGCATTCCGAGTTCCTTGGCGTGATGAGCCAGAGCCAGATGCTTACCCGTTGGTTCATCCACGACAGCGCCGACACCGGCACATGGAAGATGAAGGGCCACGCGGTCAAAGACTTCTGGAATTGGGTGGCGAGCTGGGCGCGCTGTGTGTCCAAGCCGTCCGATCTCGGGTTCAGCGACGACGGCTACAACTTGCCGGCCCTCAACATGCAAAGGCACATCGTCGAAGCTGACCGTAGCATTGACACTGGCGCGGAGAAGGACGGCCAGGCCCGGCTGTTCCGTATGCCCGACACGTCCGCAACTTCCATTCACCGGGAGAAGCGGATGACGACCGACGCCCGGGCCGACGTGATCGCCGCCCTGGTGGCGAAAGAGCCCGATGAGGCGTGGGTTATCTGGTGCGACACCGACTATGAAGCCGACGCTCTGGCGAGCCGGATTCCCGGCGCCGTCGAGGTTCGCGGGTCAATGTCTCCCGAACTCAAAGAGGCGAACCTGACCGCGTTCAGCACCGGACAGGCGCGGGTGATCATCACCAAGCCGTCAATCGCGGGGTTCGGCCTTAACTGGCAGCACGCGGCACGAATGGCGTTCGTCGGCCTGAGTTTCTCCTATGAGAGCTTCTATCAGGCCGTTCGCCGATGTTGGCGGTTCGGCCAGGCGCGGCCCGTCGATGTTCATGTGGCCTGCGCCGACACCGAAGAAAGCATCTGGCAGATCGTTAGCCGCAAGGCCGGCGACCACAATGCAATGAAGACCGAGATGACCGCCGCCATGAGCCGCGCCAGCCGCTCTGTTCCCGAACAAGCCCCGTATCAGCCGGCAAAGCCGCTGACCCTTCCGAAGTGGATTGCAGCATGACCTCCGTACTTGACCAGCATTCCGGCGAGCGTTTCACGGTAATCAATGGCGACTGTGTCGAGGTCGCCGCCGGCCTGCCCGACAACAGCATCGACTTCAGCGTCTACAGCCCGCCCTTCGCTCACCTGTTCGTCTACAGCGACAGCGAGCGCGATATGGGCAACGTCAAGGACGAGGCCGAATTTAAGGCGATCTACGCTCACCTGGTTAGGGAGAAGTTCAGGGCCACGAAGCCCGGGCGCCTTACCGCCGTTCACTGTAGCGACATTCCCCGGACCAAGTCCGTGCATGGCAGTGTCGGGCTTTACGACTTTCCCGCTGACATCCGCGAGGTTCACGAAGCCGCCGGCTGGACGTACCATAGCCGGGTGACGATCTGGAAAGACCCGGTCGTTGAGATGACCCGGACCAAGGCGCTGGGGCTTCTCTACAAGCAGCTTCAGACCGACGCCACGCGCTCCCGTCAGGGGATGCCCGACTACCTGCTGGTGTTCCGCAAGACGCCCGCCGACGAGAGCCAGGCCGAAAAGGTCGGGCAGGATGCCAAGCTGTTCCCCGTAAGCCAGTGGCAACAATGGGCATCGCCGGTCTGGATGGATATTCAGCAGACCAACGTCCTCAATGTGAAGGTCGCGCGCGAAGACAAGGACGAGCGCCACCTTTGCCCGCTGCAACTGGATCTGATTGATCGGGCGATACGCCTCTGGACCAATCCAGATGATGTCGTCTTCAGCCCCTTTACCGGCATTGGGTCCGAGGGATGGAGCGCGTTGAAAGCTGGGCGCAAGTTCATCGGGACTGAGCTTAAGACCGCATACTATCGGCAGGCCCTCAAGAACTTGACCGAGGCCGAAGCAACATGGAGCGGCCCGTCGCTCCTGTCCCTGGCAGGTGTGGCATGACCCCCAACCCTTCAAACCCCACACAGACAGAAGACTGGGTGATGGTGCCTCGCGTTCCGACCGCTGAGATGCTGAAGGCCGGAGCGAAGGCCCTTCCCGCTGAGTATGAATGCGACGACGCCGATCCTCTGTTTCAGCTTGAGCTTAATCACGGCACTTGGGCTCCAGACGCCCTTCACGCCTACCGCGCCATGCTCTCCGCCGCCCCGACCATATCCCCGAGCCTGCCGCAGTTCGTAGGGCCGGTCGCGCTGGCGAAGCTGATCTTCGAGGCAGGAAACCACGCATCCGGGAGCGATACGCCGTGGGAAAAAGAGACCGACGACGAGCGCAGGTTTCATCTCGCCGTCTCGCGTCATGTCCTCGCCGCCCTTTCCCAACCCTCTGCGGCTGAGAGCGAAACACAATGACCCAATCCCCTGGTATGAGCGAACTAAGAGGGCTTCTGGAGAAGGCGACGCCCGGCGAGTGGATCAAAGGCTATAGCGACCAAGCCGAAGTCGAGTTCAACGGCAGCGGTCACTACGGCACCATCGTCAGCGGCGAGCGAGACTGCCCGGTCGCCTTTGTGCCCGGCATGGATCGTCCCTACTACGACGACCCGGAAACCGACGCCAACATCGCGTTGATCCTCGCCATGAAGGCCAGTCTCCCCACCCTCCTCGATGATCTGGCCGCCGCCCAAGGTGAGGTAGAGAGGTTGAGGGAGGCTTTGCAAATCATGGTCGACGAGGAGGTCGACTACATGACCCGCAACAATCTCGGCGATCCGGAAAAGCAGCACACGATCAGGGTCGCCCGTTCAGCCCTCACCCTTAAGTCAGAAAAGGCCCCTTCCTCCCTCAAGGGCTCGGACGTTGGGGAGGTGGGGGAGTGAGGGTCCTGGTCGCCTGCGAATACAGCGGCGTGGTTCGCCGCGCCTTCTCCGCCCTCGGTCACGACGCATGGTCTTGCGACCTTTTGCCAGCCGAGGACGGGAGCAACCGTCACATCATCGGTGACGCCCGGGAACTGCTGGACGACGGGTGGGACCTGCTCATGGTCGCTCACCCGCCATGCACCCGCCTGTGCAACTCCGGTGTCCGCTGGCTGTCGGTCCCGCCCCCGGGTCGCACGCTTGCCGAGATGCAGGCCGATCTGGTGGAGGGCGCCGCCCTGTTCTCCGACTTCTGGAACGCGCCCATCGACCGCATCTGTGTCGAGAACCCGGTGATGCACAAGCACGCCAAGGCGCTGATCCGAGGATACCAGGAGCCGGCGCAATCGGTCCAGCCGTGGCAGTTCGGGCATGGCGAGGTCAAGCGGACCTGCTTCTGGCTGAAGGGCCTGCCGCCGCTGGTTCCGACCGATGTTGTCGAGGGCCGCGAAGCCCGCGTGCATCGGATGCCGCCCGGCGCCCTGCGTTGGAAAGAGCGCAGCCGCTTCTTCCCGGGTATCGCCGCCGCGATGGCTGACCAGTGGGGCGGCGATGCAGAGCGGAGGGTCGCTCAATGATGACCCCCGCCATACCCATCCCCCCTAGTAGGGAAGAGACCGTCGATGGGTGAGAAGCGAAACACCTTCCTGCCGGCTGATATCCGAAAGGCACTCAAGGCTGTGGAAAGCGGGGATCGAAAGGTCTGCGCTGTGGACTTCCCGCCTGAAGGTGGCTTCCGGCTATTGATCGGAGAGCCTGTTGCGCCCGCTGTCGCGCGCAGCGGCGGAAACGAGTGGGATGAGGTTCTGTCGCACTGATGGAACCCATGGCGACAATCGAACTAGCCTACGTCCAGGCCTTCAAGGACCGGCACGGCAAGCTGCGGCACTACTACCGCAGGCCCGGCTATTCGCGCGTCGCCCTGCCCGGTGATCCGGGTTCGGCTGAGTTCATGGCGGCCTACGCAACGGCTCACGCCCGCGCACCTGTGCCGAAAGAGCGCGCCGTTCAGCCCCGCTCGATCAACGCCCTGATCCAACTGTATTATGCCAGCACCGAGTGGAAGAACCTACGGGAAAGTACGCAACGCGCCTATCGTGGGCAGATCGACCGCTTCCGGGAGAAGTACGGCCACAAGGGCGCCGCGACCATCCAGACGATGCACCTGGACGCCATCTTCGACAAGATGAGCGACACGCCAGAGGCGGCGGTGAACCTCCGCAAGCGCCTTCGCCGCGTGTTCCGTATCGCCGTCCGCAAGGGCTGGAGGCAGGACAACCCGATCATTGCTACCGAAGTGACCAGAGGCAAGCGCGCTGGCTTCACGCCGTGGTCAGAGGACGACATAGCAGCCTTTGAGGCCCGGTGGCCTACAGGGACGCGCGAGAGGCTCGCCATGGCCCTCCTGCTGCACACAGGCCAGCGGAGGTCAGACGTGGTCGGAATGGGCCGCCAGCACGTCTCAGGGGGCCGCATATCGGTGAAGCAGCAGAAGACCGACGCGCGCCTGAAGATCCGCCTGCACCCCGCCTTGAAGCGCGAGATCGACGCCGCTCCGGTCGGGATGACGTTTCTGCTCACTCAGTTCGGCGAGCCCTTCACCGGGCCGGGCTTCACCAACTGGTTCCGGGATCGGGCGCGGGATGCTGGTTTGACGGGCCGCAGCCCCCACGGTTTGCGCAAGGCCGCTGGCCGACGCCTGGCTGAAGCCGGATGCACGCCCCACCAGATCGCCGCGATCCTCGGACACGCCTCGCTCCAGATGGTCGAGCTGTACACGAAGGACGCCAATCAGGTGAGGCTGGCAGACGAGGGAATGGACCTGTACGAGGCCAAACACTGAACAAGGTGCGTCAACCCTAGTTGCGTCAAACCCTATTATAGTGTTGATTACGTTAGAGAAATAAGCGGTGGTGGCGACTCCAGCAGGACTGACCTAGCCAAGCAAATACAGCAGCTTGGCAGCGTCAAACCTAGCGGATCGGCCATAATGACTTCAAAGGCTTAGGTCCGAACGTCAAACCTTTCCCCCTCCGGTCATCGGCCTATCCTGGCTGAAATAGGGGAGAAGATTAAGGAGATGGAAGATGAGCGAGGCTGAGGCAGTTACGCTGAGAGAGCGGGTGAGGGAGAGGCTGGCGCAGATCATCGAGGAGGTCGCCATAGGTGGCTTCGGCAAGGTTCTGCCTGCCGCAGACACCATCATGGCTGAGTTTCGCCTTCAGCCTGTAGCTTGGGGAAGGGTTACTGAGGGTGGGGAGGTTGAGGGGTTTTAGCAGACACAGAAAAGGCCCCGCCGTTTCCAGCGGGGCCTGATCGTTTGAACCCGAGGCCTTAGCCTTCAAGGGCTGGTAATTACCTGATTATCCGGCAATTAGCCGTCGTCCGGTGGCTTGCAAGTACCGAAGCGCCACCAGGGACACCGCCGTTTCGCCCTCGCCTTCTCCCAAGCGTCCAGAGCCTTCGCCTGCTCCGCGTTCGCCAGAACGGCCAACTCCCGCTTTTCGTCACAGGTCAGCAGTTGTTCCCCCCGAATGGCCGCGATGATCTCAAGGTCTTCCAGCGTCACCGCAGGGCGGCTGTAGAGGGTGCAGGGGGCCTTAGCGTAGTCCGGCGTCGTCACCCGTGGCGCTGGTCCCACCGGGGCAGACTGACGGGCGTTGCTCGCACAGGCTGCGGTCATGGTCAGCAATGCGCTGCTCACGATCAGGACCGAGAGGGGCTTTCGCATCGGGGGCTCCTGAAGCTTGCTCAACATAGCGGGTGATGGTGTTCGTGCGCTCTATGACGCGCTCGGTGATCTGGCCTTGAGCGGTGGACAGGGCGGCTTGGCCGTCAGTCTCCGCGCCATTGCTTACGGCGGTGTCGGTGGCGGTCTCCTCGCGGGCCTGCCACTTCGCCGTCTGGGCTTTCCAGAAGCCGACGATGGGGCCACCGAGGAGGACAGCCCCAAGGACCGCGACAAGGGCTATGCCGCCGATCCAGAGGTACAGGCGGGGGATCATCCCGTTACCCCCTTCTTGTATAGCCAGCGAAGGCCGAAGAAGCCGGTTACGGCGAAGCAGGCGATGGCGAGCGCGCCACCGGCCACGGTGAAGAAGCCGTCGAGGAAAGCGGCCATCATGGGTAGGCCGCCCGGTTCAGCTCCCAATGAGGGCCATCCCGAAAGGACACCCAATCGCCGCCCCAGGTGATCGCCACGCCGAGTTCCTTCGCGGCGGCTTTTATCACGGGGGCCAGCTTGTGATAGAGCGGCCAATCCCACGACACCTTGCCGTCGATGACCGGCGCCAGGTCAACGGCGTGGCCGGTGATGTGCCGGCTGTTCATGGTCCGCGTGGCCCCCTGCTTGAACAGGACGGCTTGACGCTCCTTCGTGCGGAGGCCCTCAAGGACGGTGAAGTCTACCGGCGTCTTGGTGATGGCCAGCCGCACCACCTTGACGAGATCCGGGTGGACACCCTGAAGCCGGGCAAGCGACGTTGCCCCTAGTGCATAGGTCATGGCTTGACCTCCGTTGTGGTTGTGGTGGTGACGGTGGGCTCGGCCTCCGTCTCGATCTCGCCGCCGAAGCCGCCGGGGCCTGACAGCTTCAGCTTCTCCAGCCGGTTGCGTTGGAACCACTGACCCCCGAAGCCGACCAAAACCACGGCGATGATCGCCACGGCTCCGAGGTAGTTGATCCGCTGTTCCTGCGTGCCCTCTGACCAAGGCCGATAGGCGAGGATGTAGATCAGCCAGCCAGCGATGAGGGTGACGACAGGGGTGAACAGGAGGGCCAGCACGTCTCGCGCGGCGGATGCCCATTCCTTCACAAGCTCGGAGCGCATCACCCCTCCTCGTCGTCGTAGGTGTCCAGCGTTGCCGGTTCCGGTCTCAGGTCGTGTTCATCCGGGGGGAAGCCAGCGGCTTGGCGGTAGGCCCTGCGGTACTCGC